TCACCCACAGCCTCAGGTAAATCCTTAATGATTTACTCCCTTGTAAGGTATTATGTAGATAAAGGACAAAAAATTCTTTTAGTTGTTCCAACGACATCTTTGGTAGAGCAGATGTACAAGGATTTCGAAGACTATGGTTGGGATGCTGAGTCATATTGTCACAAGATTTATTCTGGAAGAGAAAAAACAAACGAACATTCCGTAACCATTACTACTTGGCAATCTATCTATAAATTAGAACGTTCTTTCTTTGAAGATTATGGTGTAATTATAGGCGATGAAGCACACTTATTTAAGAGCAAATCTCTAATTGAGATTATGACTAAACTGCATCATGCAAAATATCGTTTTGGATTTACAGGAACTCTTGACGGAACTCAAACACACAAATGGGTTCTGGAAGGAGTGTTTGGTCCATCATATAAAGTTACAAGAACTTATGAGTTGATGCAACAAGGTCATATCTCTCAATTAGATATTCGATGTCTTGTTCTTAAACATCCTCCCCAAAAATTTGAAACTTATGAAGATGAGATTCAATATCTAATTACTCATGACCAAAGAAATAAATTTATTACAAATCTTTCTCTAGATTTAAAGGGAAATACTCTTGTTCTGTTTTCTAGGGTTGAAGCACACGGAGCAGTTCTTTATGAAAAGATAAATAATACTAAGCACGGTGATCGTAAAGTATTTTTTATTCACGGTGGTGTAGATACTGAAGAAAGAGAATTAGTTAGGGAAATTACTGAGAGAGAAAATAATGCAATCATCGTTGCTTCTTACGGGACTTTTTCTACTGGTATTAACATTAGAAATTTACATAATGTTATCTTTGCTTCCCCTAGTAAATCAAGAATCAGAAATCTCCAATCAATCGGAAGAGTACTTCGAAAAGGAAAAAATAAAACCAAAGCAGTCCTTTATGACATCTCTGACGATTGTACATACAACTCAAGAAAAAACTATACTTTAAATCATCTCATAGAGCGTATTAAAATTTACAATGAAGAAAATTTTAACTATGAAATTATTACAATAAAACTTAAGAAAAAATGATAGAGGAAGATTTTTATTGCACACTCAAATTAAAATCAGGCGAAGAAATCTTTGCCAAAGTAGCAGCTTCTGAGGAAGAAGATAGAACATTGTTAATTGTTTCAAATCCTATTATTATAGTTGAAATTAAAGGTAAAAATGATGTTATTGGATATAAACTAGAACCTTGGCTAAAAACAACTACTGAAGATATGTTTATTTTACGTCTAGATGATGTTCTTACTCTTTCGGAGTCTTTTGATATTGAAATGATAATGATGTATCAATCTTATGTGCGAAAATCTAATAAAAATAGCACTAATGAATATAAGATTGATCGTAAAATGGGATATATTTCTAACGTTAATGACGCTAAGGAGATTTTGGAAAAGATTTATAAAAGTAGCTAATACCTAACCATCAAACCCAACAAAGGTATTCTACATAGTTACTAAAACCTTGTCAACTATTTACATAGATGCTATAATCTATACATAATAATGATAAAAACTTATGATTACCACAGCAGTTATGACCAAGAGAAAGAGGTCTGAACACTATGTAAATAATAAAGAGTTTCTTTCTGCTCTTATTAAATATAGAGAAGATGTGGAAATAGGTTTTATTAGAAAGTATGGAAGAGAGCCGACTAAAGATGAACGTGGAAAAAAATGGGATACTAAACCTCCTATCCCACGTTATATTGGAGAGTGTTTTTTGAAAATTGCAAATCACCTTTCTTTTAAACCCAATTTTGTAAATTATATTTTCAAAGATGATATGATTTCTGATGGCATTGAGAATTGCGTTCAGTACATTCATAACTTCAATCCTGAGAAGTCTCAGAATCCTTTTGCATACTTCACTCAGATTATTCATTATGCATTTCTAAGGCGCATTCAAAGAGAGAAGCGTCAATTGGATATTAAGAACAAGATTCTTGAGCGTTCTGGATTCTCTGAAGTATTTGCAGATGACAACACTATTGACGGGGGCAACTATTCTGACTATAATTCGATCAAGGACGGAGTTCATAGTAAGTTGAGGTATTGATGCTTGTTGCTTTAATAAATGATACTCATTGGTCTGCTCGCAAATCTTCAAGATTGTTTCATGATTATTTTGAGCAGTTTTATAAAAATATTTTTTTCCCGACTTTAGAAAAGTATGGGATTAAAACTGTTATTCATATGGGAGATGCTTTTGATAATCGTAAAAGTATAGATTTATGGGGATTGGAATGGACCCGTAGAGTAGTTTTGGAACCTCTTTTGGATTATCAAGTTCATTTGATTACTGGTAATCATGATGTATATTTTCGCAATACAAATTACATCAATTCCCCACAACTTCTTCTAAAGGATTATCCAAATATTAAAACTTATTCTTCTCCAACAGAGATTAAAATTGAGAATCTTGATATTCTTCTTCTTCCTTGGATTTGTTCGGATAATGAAGAAAAATCACTTAAAATGATTAAGAACGCGAAGGCAAAAGTTGTTATGGGACACCTTGAACTTCAAGGTTTTCGTGTTAATCGTCAAATTGTTGCAGATCATGGATTGGAAGCAGATATTTTTAAAAACTTCAAAAAGGTATTTTCTGGTCATTACCATACTCGTTCTGATAATGGAACTGTATTCTATACGGGAAATCCTTACGAGATATATTGGAATGATGTAGAAGATACTCGCGGATTTACAATCTTTGATACTGAAACTTTAGAGCATAAGTCAATCAATAATCCTTATAGAATGTTTTATAATATTTACTATGATGATATAGATTATAAAACTTTTGATACTAAAGAATATGAGAATAAAATTGTAAAAGTAATTGTTCGTAAAAAAACTGATATTAAAAAATTTGAAAAGTTTATTGATAAACTTTATTCTTCTAATATAGCAGAACTAAAAATTATTGAAAATTACAATATTCAAGACCCTCAAGATTTTGAGGCATTTGAAAATGAAGATACTATTTCTATTTTGAATAGATATATTGAGGAGGCAGAAATAGATCTTGATAAATCTATGGTTCAAAAAATAATGCATGAAATATATCAAGAGGCATGTGAATTGGTTTAAATGTTTATTCTAACAATTGACGGGAGAGAAACTGAAGGGGCATATTCTGTAATTGATGCTGAAGGAGAGAATATTTTATATCTCTTTCAAGAAGAGGATGATGCTGTTAGGTATGCTATGCTGTTAGAAGAAGATGGATATCCAGAAATGCATGTCATCGAAATTGAAGATGAAGTAATGTTGAAAACTTGTAGATCTCATGGATATCAATATACAATTATTACACCAAACGACATTGTAATTCCTCCAAATACTGATTATGATTTTATTTAAAAATATTAAATTTAAAAACTTCCTTTCTACTGGTAATCAATATACTGAAATTGATTTTACAAAAAACAAAACAAATCTAATAGTTGGATCTAATGGTGCAGGTAAAAGCACCATTTTGGACGCTCTTTGTTTTTCTCTTTTTGGGAAACCATTTCGCAAAATTAACAAACCCCAACTTATCAACTCTGTAAATGAAAAGGATTGTAAAGTTGAAGTTGAGTTTGCTATTGGAAGTGTTGAATGGAAAGTTATTAGAGGAATTAAACCAGCAATATTTGAAGTTTGGAAAAATAATACTCTTTTAGATCAATCTGCAGCTGCTTTAGATCAGCAAAAATGGTTAGAGCAGAATGTTCTTAAAATGAACTATAAATCTTTTACTCAAATTGTAATTTTAGGATCAAGTACTTTTGTTCCCTTTATGCAACTTTCTTCTCCTCATCGTAGAGAAGTGATTGAGGATTTGCTTGATATTAAAATTTTTTCTTCTATGAATGTTGTTATTAAAGAAAAAATTCGTCAAGCAAAAGAAGAAATTAAAGTTCTAGACCTTAAGAAGCAATCTCTTAGTGAAAAGATTAAGATGCAGCAAAGTTTTATTGAGGAACTTGAAAATAGAGGAAAGAAAGATATTGATGATAAAAATATTTTTATCACGTCTTTGTCAGAAGAA